TTACTTATTTTCTGACTTGTTTCGCCAACTTTTATATTCTCCAGTTGTAACCCTACCATCTTCCGGCTTTTCAGCATTCTGTGGAACAGCCCAATCCCTACCGAATTTTACTGCTCCATGGATTTTTCCTTTATTACAAAGCACCTGAACACGCCTTGGTGTTATACCCCATTGCTCTGCAATTTCTTTAATTGTGGCATAACCTTCTATCATTTTCTCACCTCAACAATTAGAAAAGCACTGTCTTTAGCAATACTATTAATCTTTAACCGGCTACCAGTTAAAGTCACTGTAGCTTTTCGTCATATTCTTATGGTTACTTTGCCATAATATGTATTAATCATATTCTTTTAAGCGAACTATGTCAATATATCTGCCTCAATTTCTGTTCTATATATAACCAGAAAAAACACCCTACATTTCTGCAAGGTGCTAACTTCTGTAATCTATTCTTTTATCTTTCCACATCCACGCTTGTGCCTGACTTAAATTCCACCGAGAACTTTTTCTCATAAACCGTTACCTTTTCAACCATTCGTCTCACAAGGGATTCATCGTATTCTTCTATCTGCTCCACCTGCTCTGCAAGAAACTCCTGCATCTCGGCAATTCGCTGCTTCAAGCCTTCCCTTTCCGCATTTTCTGCCATAGCCTTCTGCTTTAGTTCTCGCAGATGGTCTATCTCATCAGCAAGATCATTATAATCTTTTTTAGCATTTGCTCGTTTCAACAGTTCCTTTTGCAATTCTTCAAGCTTAGCATTAATGCTTTCAATAGAACCTTCATCTTCCATAGCAAGTACCGATACAATGTTCTGCTCTAAAGCTACAAGCATATCATCTTTGCTACCAAGTGCCATATTGATAGCTTTTATTACAGCCTCTTGAAGTTCCATTTCCCCAACTGTAGGAGCATCACATCTTGATGGACCATGTTCCACCCTTATACAACATCGCCATACAATAGAGTGCTTACCTTTGTTGTTCCAAGCAATTCTGCGATATATGTCACCACACTTCGAGCAATAGACAATGCTTGAAAGGGCATACTTGCTGCTATAAACTCTTTTCTTTCGGTCAGCACCGCTGTGGAAATTTGCTCTTCTTAGCATTTCCTCCTGCACCTGCATATAAATGTCACGGGGAATGATGGCTTCATGGTTATTTTCTACATAATACTGCGGAACAATACCATTATTCTTCACTCGCTTTTTCGTAAGTACATCCACCGTGTATGTCTTCTGCAAAAGGGCATCACCGATGTATTTCTCATTCTTTAGGATTTTCTTTATAGTTTCTGGTCTCCATCTTGCTTTACCGGCTGCAGTTAGGATACCATCTGATTCCAAGCTTGCTCCGATTTGTTTTAGGCTTGCTCCTTGCAGATACTCCAAATAAATACGTTTTACAACCGCTGCCTCAGCAGGTTCAATAATAAGATGACCTTCATCATCTTTGGTATATCCCATAAAACGCTTGTGGTTCACCTGTACCTCACCGTTTTGGTAACGGAACTGCAATCCTAGCTTTACGTTCTTGCTTAAGGATTCCGATTCTTGTTGGGCAAGGCTCGCCATAATTGTAAGTAAAATTTCTCCCTTAGAATCTAAGCTATTTATATTTTCTTTTTCAAAGTATACGGAAATGTTCTTTTCCTTTAATAATCTAATGTGTTTCAAGCAGTCCAGAGTATTTCTTGAAAATCTACTTATGGACTTTGTAATAATCATGTCGATGTTACCTGCCATACACTCCTCAATCATTCTATTAAACTCATCACGCTTTTTTGTATTGGTTCCACTTATACCATCATCCGCAAATACACCACTTAGCTGCCATTCTTCATTTTTTTGTATGAAATTGGTGTAATGCTCTATCTGTGACTCGTAACTTGTAGCTTGCTCATCGCTGTCGGTACTTACACGGCAGTACGCTGCAATTCTGAGTTTTGGCTTGTCTTCCATTTTTATAGTATTTCCTACACGTCTTCGTGCTGGGATAACTGTTATGCTTTTATTCATTTTCTGTCACCTCACTTTCTATCAATCCGTAGGCATATTTAGCTTGTTCAAATGGATCAGTATATTTTAACTGTACCCTTGGCAAGGTAAAACGCACCATTGGCTTTGGTTTTTCCTGCTTTTCAAGTTCTCGAATTCTTCCAATAGAACCTGCCCTTGCAATTCTCATTTCTTCAGCTTTATCAAATGTTTCTTTATCAATTATGGCAGGATAGAAGTCATCCCCAAGGTAATACCTCTTTCTAAGCATCATTCCGGCACTACTATGAGATAACTTTAATCCTGCATTTTCAGCAGCTACCTTAAGTGCCAAGCCAGAAATATATCCTTTGTAAAAATTTCTAATATTTTCAGCTTGTTCTTCATCAACCACTGCTTTTCCGTCTATAATTTTGTATCCATAATGTATGTGTGCCATTATTATGCCATCCTTTCTCCAAGTTCTAATCCACATTTTAATAGGAATATAATTTCCTCCCTTGAAACAACTGTAATCTTATCCACGTGGGCAAGGAATACTTCATCTTCATACTCCTTTAGCATTTCACTTCTAGAAACATATTTTATTAGCTTTTCCAAAGCATCAAATTTTGTTCTATCACCACTTACTGAATGCATCAGCTTGTTTTTTTCAGTCTCTAACATTTCTTTTTCCTGAATCAAGGTGTTGTTTTCACTGTTAAATAGTGCAGGTTCTAAAATGCCACTTGCCATTAGGCTTGTAAGCACCTGCCTTTGTTCCATATTCTTTTCAAGCTTTGTTTCGTACTCTTGTATCTGTAGTAATCGGTCTTTATCATCTAACCCTTGCAAGCTGCGAAGTAGTGGTCTTAGCACCAATTGATGTGCAAAAATCAGCTTATTCATCATTGTAAGAAAAGCCACTTTTATGCTATCGTCTGTGATATATTTCATGGAGCAGGCATTCTTATCTTCAATGTGATGGGTGCAACACCAAGCTACATATTTGCCACTGGGTTTATTATGAATTCTTCGTTTAAAAACACTACCACACTCTCCACATCTGATTTTCCCTGAAAAACCATAACGGTTTTGATAACGCTGGGTATTCTCACCGTTGCCTTTCTCCTTACCACGCTGGCTCATAACTTCATTAGCTTTGGTAAAAACTTCGTGGCCTATGATTGCCTCATGATGAGCTGTACATAAATATTGGTCTTGCTCTCCATAATTTGTATGGCGGTTAAAACTGCTATCTGTGTATGTTTTCTGAAAAATAACATCTCCTGTATACTTCTCATTTCGGATAATCGCATTAATAGTTCCAGAAGTCCATTTACTGCCTTTTTTACTTTTAACACCAAGTTCATTTAGTTCTTTTGCAATAGTATGGGTACTCTTTCCTGCAAGAGTATCTGTAAATATCTGTTTTACCACTTCTCCCTGCTCTGGCACAATTACCATTTCTCCATTGATGTTTGCATATCCATATGGAGGATAAGAAATTATATAGGTTCCATTCTGAAAACGCTTCTTAATGCTCCATTTTTCATTTTCTGAAATGGACACCGATTCACTTTCTGCAAGACTGCTTAAAATGGAAAGCATCAGTTCACTCTCCATAGAGCCAGTATTGAGATTTTCCTTTTCAAAATTAATGTATACATTTAAATCAAGCAGTTTTCTTACTATCTCCAAACAATCTGTTGTATTCCTGCAAAATCGGCTGATGGACTTTGTAATCACCAAATCAATTATACCTTTTTCACAGTCTGCAATAAGAGAAAGTAATCCACTTCTGACTTCTTTTTTAGTGCCTGTAACCCCTTCGTCAAAATAAAGGCCCGAGTACTCCCATTCATCATTGGCTTTGATGTAATTCTCGTAATGTGCCTTTTGTGCATCAAGGCTTATAAGTTGTTCATCACTTGCTGTAGATACTCTGCAATAGGCAGCAACACGGATTTTTTTCTTAGCTGATAACACTTTATTTTCTTCGATTTTTGTTATCCTCTTCATCAACTCACCTCACTTTCCGTTAGGTCACATATTACCTCTGAACTCTATATAAATCAACGGATTGAGGGCATTATTTCTGCCAGATATGGCGAGAAAGTTTGCCTGTTTTTCTCAGTAATTTTGTTAAATTCATCTAAACTTATTAGTCCCTTTTCAAGGATAGATTTCAGTATCTTCTGAGCTAGAATATAATTATATTCCCGCTGTAATTCCTCTTGCGTATATACCTTCTTTGCCACTATAGGCAGTTGATGTTCCTCTGTGATTTTTGTAATCTGCATAACTTATCCTCCCATCCTTGAGGATTAATCCCTCTAACTTCCTAAGGACAAAAATAATTGATTTGGACGAATTTTTTATAAAAAAGAAAAAAGCCTGCAAGAATCTCCGAAAAGAATCCTACAGGCTGTCATACAATTAATATTCAGTTAAACCTTTGTGGTGTATTCTAGGGGGAACAGCTACTTATTAAATATCATAATTACTGCATCAAAACCTGCTGACTTTAGCTTCTGCACTTGTTTTTCTGCGTTTTCCTTACCACATAAGATCCAGCCATAACTCTATAAAAAGTTTGTCCACTTGTTACTTGCTGCTTTTGCTGAGCTATTGATTCATTAGGTTTATTTTCTTTATATACTATGCCTAACTGAGATAATATAGCTTTTGCAATAGCCTTAACTATTTCATTTCTCTTGCTATCAAATAAATCATTATCACTGCTATTATCAATAAATCCCATCTCAATTAAAACTGCTGGACATCTAGTTTCTCTTAGTACATAATAATTAGCGGTCTTTACTCCCCTGTTAATAAACCCAATACTTACAAGTCCAGCTTGTATTTTTTCTGCCAGTGCTTTAGCTTTTGTACTTGCACTTAAATATGTGTAAGTTTCAGCACCATTTGCTTTCTGCGGTTTATATGCATTTCTATGAAAAGATATAAAATAGTCATATGCGTTTCTATTCTCAAAATTACTCCTATCATTAAGGCTTACTGTAGCATCACTAGTTCTTGTTTCATCAACAGTAATCCCATGTCTTCTAACCTCTGCTGCTACTGCTTTTCCTAAACTTAATACATCATTACTTTCTTTTCTCCCTTTATAACATGCACCACTATCTGCTCCACCATGTCCATAATCAAAACATAATCTAGCCATTTCTATTTTCCTCCTTTAACTGCTCTAAAACATTCTTTAATCTTTCGGGGATTGGTAGTCCTATCTTTGCTGTATTTTCTAATATACTGATTCCTTCATTTGATATATAAAAAAATATAACAGCGGTACGAATTGCACTACCACTGCCTATAATGTAAAAATCAATTATATGAGCTACTCCTACCAAAACAAAAGTAAGTACCTTTTTAAATATTCCTCTAAAACCAACTTCACTGGATAGCTTTTGTGTAAGAATTGAAGCCATAATTCCAGTTAAGTAATCAATAGCAACAAAAGCTATAAGTGCATATAAGAATCCATCTGTTCCTCCAAGTATCCACCCAATCCACCCACCTATAGATGCAAATATCATTTTTATGATTTCAATAATATTTTTCATTGTAAAAACCTCCTTTTTACATAATTAAAGCCCACTCAAATTAATGAGCAGGCATATCTAATGGATAAACATAATCACAAGTAAAATCATATTGAATTTTCATTGTATTTACTGGCGTTTTTGTTACTGGTTCTGGGAGAAGTGTATGCGCTGAAGCTGGAACTATATAGTATTCATCTATACTTCCATTACTATAATCATTATAAGCAAATAAAGTTTGAGTATCAAAATCCCAACTTATACTGTAATACCACGTTGAAGTAAGACTTGTACTACCATAAATATCTAGATTACTATTTAACTGTATTCCTCTATTATCATTAACTATCGCATATAACTTATTATTAGGAATTCTAGTAATAAATAATCTGCTACTAGTTCCAGTATAAACTTCAACCTTTTTAACAAATGTACCATCCTTATCATACATAGCTACACAACTTCGATAATCTTTGCTGTTTTCATTTCTATTAATACATCCATTATAGGTTATATATAAATTACTTTCTGTAACAGCTATATCATAATATTGAACATTATAAACTAAATTATCTGGAACTTTAGGACTTTTAGGATAACTTTCTATTATATTAAAACTCTTATCTAACTTTTTAAATGAACCATCTTTTATAAGTATCCAAAAATATTCTCCATCATGATCTATAGCTTTTACTTCGCATTTAAGATTTATGTTACTTTTCTTCTCAATAGTAAATTTATCATATACATTAACTATAGTTTTATTTGGCTCTAAAGTATAAATATTTTTTTGATCTGTGCATAAATTATAATAAGATACTGAGTAGCACTCCTTCACTATAGTTCTCTTTTTGTAAGTACAATTCATTCTTGGCATTTGTGCCTCACTTCTATCTGCTTGTCCTCCTGTCCAATAAATACTTTTAAATGTTCCATTAGCAGCATGAGTTGGGAAATCAAAGACAAAGTGTTTTATTCCTTTTCCATCTTTATTCTCTCTTGACCATTCCCCCTTATTTATAGTTCCCCTAAATTCTGAATCTCCACTATATGTGTACCACGCATCAGCATAACCTATTAAACTTCCCCATGTAAAATAATCATATGGATTTTCTTCTATATCTCCTGTGGTTAGAGCTAAAACCCTAAAAGGATAAGTTTTAAATATATCCTCAAGTAATCTCTCCTGTTTATTATCAAGCATTGGGTAATAAAATTCATCTAAAAAAGCTATATTTGTAAGTACTGCTGTAATTCTATTTTCACTTTTTGCCTCATAAACTTGCTTTCCAGTTAAATCATCATAAAGTTTTACTGTAGCTATTCCTTGAACAGGCATTATTAACTTATTCTTTACCTTTTCAATCTTTCTACCTGTTAAGAAATCCTTACTGTATGATATACTTTCTCTAAAACTCAAGTTATCATCCCCTTTCATATTAAGTTTTAGATATATATAATAGATAGAGATTTTTTATTTAAAGCTTATATTATAATTAGTTGTAATTCCTTTATTACTAAATAAATGATTATTTAGCGTTATACCTTCACCAAATATCACTGGTATAGGTTTTTTTAAAGTTATAAACTTATTTACTACTTGTAATTTTTGAAAATACAAACCACGAATATTAACAAGTGGTTGATACTCTTTAACTTCTGCGTGTGGTGGTTCTGAACTTAATCCACCTTGAAGATTTCTTCCGTCCACCATACATTGCAAATTAAACTTTGGTATTTTTATACTTCCTGTATCAACGCATAAAAAAACACCTAAATAGTGAGCACCACATTTAACTTGCGGTATTCCTATAGGTATTCCTACAACATTATCTCCTTTTAAAAGTTTTTGCTTTGGGGTAAAAGTGATGTCTTCTCTATCTAGTTGAATTTGAATTGTTATTGTACATTCTTCATTTGCTATACAATATAATGAAAGATTCATTGAAAGATTTGTTGATGCTACTGCAGATATTCCTAAATATACAGGTTGTATTTTGCTTGTGCCAACTATAAACTCTACTGGATTTGCATAATAGAGCATTGATGTTAGTGTTTCTGCTACTTTGTTACCAAGTTCATCTACAGTTGTTTTAATTTCTGATGTATCCATTTTATTTAAAATATTATCTTTAGGTTGCCCTAGTTCTACTTTTGCGTTTAATCCTCTAAGTACATCCTTCCTTATTTTTATAACTGGAACTTTAATATCTATATCAAAATCTTTGTATCTTACAATAACTCTATCTCCTACATTAACCTTTTGTAGATGTTTATATTTTTCGTATTCTTTAGTTTTACTAAGTTCTATAAAATCCACTTCAATATTTACTTTACTAAGTCCTATGGTTTTTATACTTTCTTTTGTCATAACTCTTAAGGTTACTTCATCCTCAGCTTCTTTGAATTGAATCTTTTTAACTATAGGAAAAGGTGGATACTTATCACTATTCCAGTTAGGTATGTTTATATATTTCTTAGTAAGTTTTATTCCATTGTAACCTACTGGATAAAGCTTTGTAACAACATCTTTAGTATCAGAATTAAATTTAATTCCTAAAATATTTTTACCTTGAGCTATTAAAACTCCTGAATCTTTTCCTATTTGCTTTAATATTTTTATATCAAAATTATCTCTTTTAATTTCTCCACATTTCCATCTTTTAATTATTCCAAACATAGCTTCAACAGGATTAGTTTGAACAAAGTAAATGGTATTAGCTAAAATAATATCGCTATCAACTTTGTATATAGTACTAACATCTCCCGGCAGAGCTTTTTCCATAGCAGTTTTTATACTACAATTTACAGCTCTACTATCTTCAATAAAGTAGTACAGAAGATCATAGAAGATATGCTTTGCCCAAACTTTTATTGTCTTAATTTCTTTACTTATCTTTTCAACTCTATAAATTCTAAAAAGCTGCCCATCTGCTTTAATTATGTTCCATTCTTCTAGGTATTTTGATTTTCTTCCCTTAGCTGAATATTCAAGTTCTAACTCATAATCTCCATTAAGTTCTTCTGTAATAAAACAACTTATAACTTCATCTAGAACTCCAAGACCATTAGTTTCAAAGTTGCCTTTTGTGGTTTTCTTGTCATAGATGCATATCAATCTATCACCTCCTGTCATTTTAATTTAGGTATGAAAAAAGCAAAGTTACAAATTCAATATAACCTTGCTAATTTAATCATATATATTTACTTATTCTATTGTTTCTCTTATTAATTGAATTTTTTCAATATCTAAATCTGTTAATTCTTTTATCGTTTCATTATCTAAACCTTTTTTTATTGCTTTTTTAACTACATCTAAAGTTTTTTTCTTTATTCCTTTTTCCATTCCTTCTTGTATTAAACTTTTACCAAGTTCAGTCATTCTCAATTCCTCCTTTACTTTTTCCAGATCTTTTCCACTTAAAAATTTATTTGCAAAAGCATATAGTATTGATTCCACGTCATACTTATAATCTTCATTTATATCCTTTACTATATCTATAACATTAAGTATTTTATCTACTTTACTTACATTTCCACCCATAATAGGCGTAAATGTTAAAGATATTATATCTTGTTTTGTAATCTCAATTCCAGATTTTATTTTCTTTACAATATCATTATATATCTTATCTCCATCTTTACTTGCCATAGATATTGTATTAACCTTAAATTCACTTATTCCAGTTTGTAAAGTATTTCCTGGATTTTTTATGTTACCTGAATAAACAACATATGTAACTGCATCTTTTCCAGTCTGATGACTTAGAAGTGCTTCATAAGCTCTAAATCTTCTTAAATCTGTTTTTCCTTTATTAGTTGTTTGAAATTCAAAATGTATAAAAGTATCATCTTCCATTAAGAAAGTATAGTCCATAAACATATTTTTAGTTTCTAAAACTACTAACTCTGTTGGTCCAAGTTCCTTAACTTTTTTGTTTATACCAAAGAATTTTAGTCCTTCCTGCGCAAAAAGATCCATGGCTCTTTTCATGATTAAATCTTCATAATTCGTAGGCTTCATTAGTTCACCTTCCTAGCTCCTTAATTATATCTCTATTTTAATTCATTAGTAGAAATAGTTCAAATAAAAGTAATTTTATTTTTGTTTATATTTCTATATCCATACCTCATTAACTCTAACCTCAGCCTTACTAACATTTCCACTAAACCCTACAGCATTTTCTCCAACTATAAGAATAGGAAACTCCCCAATCATATCTCCATTTTTTAATTCATCATCTTTATAGCAATCTTTTAAAACAGAATCTATTGTTACATATCCATCTACCTTTTTTACAGTAATCTCATTATCATTAATCTTTAGTTTTATATCTCCACTTCCATAAACCTTAATCACATGCTCACTTTGAAAAGTTCCTTCATTGTATATAGTAGAATTGTTTTTAGTTACTGTAATTATTTTATCTTTAACAGCATACTTAAAAGGCTTACAGTTAAATATTATTGGAAACCTCGATGTATATTTTAAAACTTGCTTAAAATCAATCATATTTACTACCTGGGCAATATATTTTTTATCAGATTGAAAGCTAAATATTAAATCACTTTCTCCTGTATTTATAAGCCATGCTTTTATTTCATCTATTTTGTCTACTAAATTAGCTTTTGATTTTACTCCGCATTCAACTAATATTGTTATATCCTCAAAAGTGCCCTCATCAAATTTTAGATTAGAACTTTTATCTGGAATGTCTATATAGGTAATTCTTCTTTTTGGCGAAGGAATAGAAGGTCGTTTTGATATTATTATTCCAAAATCATCATAGCTGTTCTTATTTCGAAAATTAAAACTTAAAATTTTAATTACCTCCCTTCCCCATTGAAATACGTTGTCTGTAAAACTCTAGTTCATAGGCTAACATCTCTATATCTTTTTCTGTATTATTAATAAATTTTTCTATGTGTACTGTTAAACCATTAGTTTCTCCTAATCCTTGTGCTTTTTTTATAGACTTAGCTATAATTTCATCTAATCTATCTATTGGCAAAACTGCTTCTGTACCTACTTCACCTACTCCTATAATGCTTGGAGCATTAAAAATGCCACCCTGTGCATACCAATTAACATCACACTTTGGTACTTTTGGTGGCATTAAACTAAACTCTCCTCTTAATCTAAAGTGAGGAAGCTTTATTTTAGGTATTTTTATCTGTGGTATCCTAAGATTCTTAAAGAAACCATATATGGAATCTACATCTTTTTTAACTATATTTTTCACTGAATTGATTGGTGTTGTTATAGCTGTTTTTATGCCATTCCAAACAGAAGTAGTAACACTTTTAATGCTATTCCAATTGGACTTTTTAAGGCAGCAAAAGCTTTTCCTAATACTGCACTGGCACCACCAGCTTTTCCTAAAGCCGTTGAAACTTTTCCTAGCGTAGAAAACAAAGTACCACCTGTACTTATAAGCTTACCTATAATACTTATGACTGGACCTAATGCAGCTACCATTAATCCTATTTTAACTATCATATCTGCCTGTGCTGGAGTTAAATTATTAAACTTCTCTGCTAAAATTTGTATTACTCCACTTACTTTTTCTATCATTAGTGCTAAGCTATCTCCCAATTGTATTCCAGCATTCTTAAGGCTATTAAAAGATTTTTTAATCTAGCACCTGTAGTTTCATTAACTTTATTAAAAGCTGTATCTGTTGCACCTGCTACATTGCTCATAGTATCCAATACTTTATTGAAATCTTGTCCTCCAGCACCACCTAAAATCATACTGGCAGTTCCAGCTTCAAATGATCCAAACATATCTTTAAGTGTTAGATTATTTTTGTTTGCATGCTCATTTAGCATATTAAGTACATCACTAACACTTTTACCACTTGCCATAAGCTGTGCAAAACTCTTTCTACTTATTTGTCTTAAAGTTTTATCTGCTGTACTTCCTGTTTTAGAGAGTTCAGATAACATACTTCTTATATATGTTCCAGCTTCTGCTGTAGCAATACCCTTTTTAGTCAAAAGTACATAGGCGCTTGATAACTGCTTTAAATTTACATTAGCTGCACTAGCTATTGGTACAACTTTACCCATACTACTGCTAAGTTCATTTACACTTGTCTTACATAAGTTTTGTGTATTAATAATAATATCACTTACATTAGCAGTTTCTTCTGCTTTTAATTTATAACCATTTAGTATTGTAGTTAACAGGTCAACACTGGAGCTCGTTTCTGTAAATCCACCTTTAGCAAGTTTTACTGCACTACCTAAAAATTCAACTGACTTACCACTTTCAACTCTTGCTGAAATACTTTGATATAGTGCTTCATTTAAATCATTTACGCCTTCTCCGGTTTCATTGGATAAGTTTAAAACACCTTTCTTAACATTCTCTATGCTTAACTGAGTAGTATCCACTATTGTACTTACCTTTGCTAGAGAATCCTGAAAATCTATACTCATTTTAGCAGCAGCAGTTCCAACTCCAACTATTGGAGCAGTAACTTTAGTAGATAAGCTTTTTCCTACATCTTGCATCTTTTTACCTACTGTCTGCATTTTGCTACCATCTTCATTTAGCTTATTACCTAATTTTGTCCATCTGCTTTCTTGTACTCTTATTCTTTCATTAGTTTCATTTAGTTCACGCTGTAATTTATTCATCTCTGCCGTAGCATAATTAAGTCTAACTTTTAAATTCTCTGTAGCTTTAGCATCTGCACCTTTTTTCTCTACACTTTCTTGATAACTTTTAGTCAGAGCCGGTACCTTTTGCTTTTGAAGTTCCATTTGTTTATTTAAGCTATCTGATTTAAGTTTTAAGCCTTCTGTAGATTTACTAAAATCCTTAAGTTTTGAACTAGCTGCTGCAAATTCACTTTTAACTACTTTTAGACTTCTTTGTATTTTAGTTACACCCTCTTGAAACCCTTTATCATCAAGTCCAACTCTTGCAACAACAGTATTGCCACCTCTTGCCATAAGCTATAGTTACCTCCTTATTAGATTCATAAATTTTTAAATATACTATATTAGTATTATCATCTTTTTTATTTCCGCTAAATTGTGCACACACCACTAAAAAAATGCACACCCCTATAAATTTTCCTAAGGTGTGTGCATTTCATCAACTAAATTTTCATATCACTATCCCAAAACCCACTAAAAAATCAATCTCAACTTCTCCAAAAAACGTTAAAAGCCCTTGAAATCAAGGACTTTTCATTGTATCAATATTTAATTGATTATTTGTCTAAGGACTATGATTTTGATACAATTTAGCGAATTTTTCAATAATATTATTGATTTTATTATCGCTAAATTGTATAGGATTTCTGCTAAAAAGTGCACACTTATAAAATACATACTCCATGTAGATTGGGACATACCAACTGCTACATTTGAATACATCAATTTCCATGTTTCTAGGGTTGGTTGAGCTCTTAAAGGAAACCTATCACCATTCCGTTTTCTTTGTAAACAAGTACAATATGCATTATTAATCTAATACAACTTTTCAAATTGCATCACTTATACTTATGCCAAGTTTTTCAGCTAAATCTCTAAGGTCTCTTCGCCCAACTTCCATACGTCTTTTCTCATCTCTTTTCCTTTCTATTTCATCACATTTTCCATAAATTTCTTCAAGAATTTTTTTGCATTCAATAACCGTTTTATATATAGAATCTTTATTCTCTAAAACATAAGTATTCAACTCTAATATGCAATCGTGAACAATTATATTTCTATTTGCTTTATATTCTTGCATTTTTGAAAATAAATTATTTAGTTTCCTTTTATTATGCTTTTTAAAATTTCTCCTCTTATGCTTAAAATTTTCAACATCTAGAGTTACATAGCAGTCATATTCATTTTTAATTCCATCAATATAATCTTTTGCTATTTTTAATAATTCAAGAGCATGTTCTGAAAATCCATTAACTTTAAAAACAATTTGTTCATAGTCAACAAAAAACTCATTTAAATTAACATTCTTTTTATTAAGATACTTTTCATAAACAAATGCAATTTCATTCTCCATTATATTGCAATGATCATAAAATCTTTGCGCTAATCCTTCAAATGCTAGTATAAGCTTATTTAAAGTAATAATTCTTTTTATCCCATCCCACATTATTTATCTCCTCCCCCCATTAATTTTTAATAACTATAAAAATTAAAATACTTGGTTATAAGACTTATGTTTATAAATTGAGATATTTCTATACTAACTGTATTATACAAATTCTGATTCATCATCATCTTTTAGTTTACTAAATTCATCTGTAACATCTAATTCAAAATCACATTTTGGACACATAACAGTTGTTGTTTCATAATCAATATCTAGCTCTAATTCCTCCCCACATTTCGGGCATTCCCTTGGAACATTAAGTAATTCCTCATTAGTATCATCAATATCATCAAAATCTGTACAACTTTGTATATGCGCTTCAAAACATCCTTCACATACTTCTATACCACATTCAGGACATTCTCTTATTTCATCTGGATGAAACCATTCTTCACAACATTCACATTCAATCATTTTATTTCACTCCTTAATATTTTGTTATAAAATAGCACATCTTATTATTATAGTGCCTTGAGATGCATACTAAGTTAGTCAAATATTGACTTACCTTATCATAATTTTATAATATAATAAAAATTATGAATTAAAAACAGAAAGATATTTTTATCTATTTTTCCACTCACTTCATTAGTTATCTATATCTCTAATTCTCTTAATCCTATCGATTTATTCTTCTGTATATCCATGTCTTCCAGATTGGCAAAACGCATTAAGGATATCCCACATATCATTTGCTATTGCTGATTCTGTAAACTTAACTGTTCTCTCATAATCCTTAGGTGATACATAAGGCGTCATAAAGTAGACCTTACATAGTTTTTTTAATGTTTCATAAATCAAGCTTTCATATGGACTATTTAAATCAAGAATTTTCTTAGCCTTTTCCATTACAGTTTTATATCTTTCTAAATTAGATATGGCAGTATCAATTTCATCTAATTGACATTTTACATCTGACTCATTTTTAATTTGAATATTATACATTTTTTGCGCAAGATACAATGCTGGATATGATAATATCTCATCTTCTTCAATTTCAGTGTACTGTAGCTTATGCACTCTATGACTCAATAAATTTATAATATATTCTTCTAATGTATCTGACTGAAAAATGACTTTTTGGTATTCTCCATCTTCACCTATATTAACTTCATGCCCATACACTAATTTTGATGACCAGATTGCACAATTTTCTTTTGATATCCATTTTTCTAATCTTACAAGTTCTTCAATAACATACTTCATCATTGTAAATCTAACTATAGGGTCTGAATGATATAAACTTCTAAGCAAATTAGTTAACTCCTTATTAAGCCTTTCAGATAAATTACTTTCTAACAATGCATTTATATACGCTGGATTAGTCTTAATTATTTCTTGATCACCTTTATTTAAATAAAATTCTATATTTTTTATCAAACTTCTAAACAATTCATACCTGTTCTTAAGTAATCTTTCATTCCTACGACCATCAAAATACTCAGAGTCTAATATTAACATTAAAAGACCTTGGACTTCAGGCTTTATTAGATATTTACTTTTAACATTCTTAGGATTCTCCTTAAAATCACTTACTTTAAGCAACCCATTGCTATCCTGACAAATTGCTTCTATATAATTCTTTATAGTTTTTTCTGTATATTCTTTGCCACATATTGAGTACTTATTTAGGTATACTTTAATTTCTTTTATTGTCAAAGGCTCTTTACCCATTTTAGTTTTAACAACTTCTGGGCATACTTTAATAGCCTTTGGCTCAGTTTTACCTTTTTCATAATCAGATTTTCTCCCCAATGAACTCACTCCTTACATTGAAACATATATCATATTATTCTGCACTTAAGTTCCATTAATATCTACATAGGCACCTATTATATATCTACCCTCAATTTACGTATTAACCATAAATATAGTAACATTAACTCTAGTTATCCTTACTCAAATAATCAATCAATGTTTAAAATTAATCTACTAAAGAATATTACTTTAGAAGATCGTTAAATTCTCATCAATGATTAAGAATATATTACTACAAAATTTTAACAAATGCTATATAAAATATAATTCGTTCTTCAACTAAATATCCACCAAACTTATCACCTTTACCTGCTCTACTATATGTGAACTCACAATTATAGTTAATAGTACTATCTTGAATTTAAATATTTAATTAACTCCATAAAAAAACACCCACAAAGTCAACTATAACCTTAGCTAACCTTGTGGGTGTCATCTTAAATATTTATATATTCCATTCTAATTCCATACCATCTTTAAAGAAAAATATTATCTTCTCCTCTGTATTTACAATTACCTTTTCAACTGTACCTAACCAAAGTTCCTCATCAAACTCAGTAATTAGAACTTCTCTAGATTCAAGCTTCTTAATAAATTTTACAGTATTTTCCTTCTTGACATTTCTCTCTAATCTCTTTTCATCTATCCCTTCAATTTCTTTACTAATACTTTCATATCTTTCAGCTAAAGATTTGTATTTTTCCTCATACTCTTCTTGATTTAAAGCTGTATGTGCATTTTCTTCTACACACTTTTTTAGCATTTCCATAACTATTTCAAGCTCATTTTTAAGTTTTACCCTTTCCTTATCTAACTTTGAAGTATCTGTTAATGCTTGTATTATATCTTCATAGTCCTTTAAAATTTCTTCTTTATTTTCAATTAAGCTATTAAAAGCTTCAACAAAAGCCTGTTTTATTTTATCTTCATAAAGATGAGGAGTGTTACATTTTTTATGATTTTTAAACTTAGAGTTGCACTGCCAAATCACTCTACGGTATTTACTGTTGGAATGCCACACCTTGCTTCCATAAAAACTCCCGCATTCTCCACATACTATTTTGCTTGAAAAGCAACTTCCACTAGTCTTATATCCTTTTAACTTTTCTCGCTTTTTCATTTCCTGCTGAACCAAATCAAAAACTTCTGAACTTATAATAGCAGGATGACTGTTTTCAACATAATACTGTGGAATCTCCCCCTCATTTTTCTTCTTTTTCTTGGTCAGAAAATCAACCGTAAAACTCTTTTGAAGGATAGCATCGCCTTTGTATTTTTCATTCTGAAGAATACTCTTTACCGTGGTAGGCTGCCAAACTTCTTTACCCGCTGGTGTTGGTATTTTATTTTCAGTTAAATATCTAGCAATTCCTGATGGAGTTTTCCCTTCAAGGAACAGTTTATAAATTAATCTTACAACTTTAGCTTCCTTTTCTACAATCTTAGGTAAGCCATCTTCACCCTTTTCATAACCAAGAAACTGTTTATAAGGTAAACTCACCTTCCCATCTGCAAATCGCTTGCGCTGTCCCCAAGTTACATTTTCTGAAATTGACCTGGATTCTTCTTGAGCCAAAGAACTCATTATCGTAATTAATAATTCTCCTTTACTATCTAATGTATATATATTCTCCTTCTCGAAGTATACCTCAACCCCTTTTTCTTTTAACTTTCTTACTGTTGTTAAAGTATCTACTGTATTCCTTGCAAATCTACTTACAGATTTAGTTATTATAAGATCAATCTTCCCTTTAAGTGCATCTGTAATCATTCTATTAAATCCTTCTCGTTTTTTAGTGCTTGTAGCTGAAATTCCTTCATCTGAATATACATTAACAAAGTCCAAAGTAGGATTTGATTTTATATGCCTTGTATAATAATCAACTTGGGCTTCATAGCTTGATAACTGTTCATCATTATCAGTAGATACCCTTGCATAAGCAGCTACTCGTTTTAAAGTAACTGCTCTTGTTGTACCTGAGGTAAATTTACTAACTATCGGTGGTATTACCGTAACTGATCTTGCTGTACTCATAATAAGTTACTCCCTTCTATTTTCCAACTTCCTTCTCTTTTTTATTTGACATACTTGTTCACCTCGATTTTTACTGCGTCATTTATAGCTCCATTCTTTCTTTACTTTAGTACCATCATAGAAAACAAACATCACTAATTTTTCCTTTAATACTTGTATCTCTTTTATCTTATTTTTAAATATACCTTCATCAAATTGTCTAAGTGCTAAAACTTTTGTAGATAATGAAATTAAAATATTCTCTGGTATTTGTTTAGAAGAACATTTTTCTTTACCAAAACTATTATATGTTGCACAAATCCATACTTCTTTTTGATATTTTGTGCCTGCATTATTAATTTTTCTTTGATAGCATTTACCGCATTCACAACATCTAATTATGCTAGTAAATGGGTACTTATTAGTAGTTATTCTTCCTCCCTTATATTTCTTCTTACGTTTTTGAATTTCTTCTTGAACCTTATTGAATATATCTCTATCTATTATTGCATCATGATTATCACTTACATAATACTGGGGCAGTATTCCATCATTTAGACAAGTTTTCTTTTCTAAATGGTCCTCAATATACTTTTTTTGTAGTAATAAATCCCCTGCATATTTTTCATTATTTAATATCTCTTTAATTTTAGAGCTATCCCATAGCTTATTATTCTTCGTTCTTATACCCATTGAATTTAACTTTTTTGCAATGGCAAGTCTCCCCATTCCTTCTAAATATGCATTAAAAATTATTGTAACAACTTCTGCTTCTTTGGGGTTTATTTCAATTTTACCTTTATTTATGGTGTAACCATATACTTGAAATGTATTAGGTATACCATCTTTAAAATTATTTCTTATTCTCCATTTGCAATTTTCACTAACTGACCTACTTTCCTCTTGAGCAAAAGAAGCGAGGATAGTAAGCAT